AGGCTTTGGAGTTCCCGCGCCAGATGTGGGATTGGGATGCTGACCCGATGATGACGCGCCTGCGTTCTGCAACCGTTGAGCTCGCAGTCAAGGCACTGACTGAAAGCCTGTTTGCCGATGTAGAACCTAACGTGGTAACGCTCGTTAAGGTCGGGCCGATCACCAAACAGACACGGCCCGCAGATACTTCCGGGCAGAAGCGATTCGCCAATGTGGATGCACTGCTTAAGCAACTGACGACTGGCCTTGGTGGCGTCGCTGTGGTACGTGCATGAAACCGAACGAGTACGTTCATACGCCATACGACGGTCGCATTAGCGAAGACCTGAGAACGCAGCGCGACGTATTTGTGAATGGCAAAAAGATTGACGGCGTTATGTATGCCGACACGAAGCGCGGAATCGTTCGCATTGTTCGGCGTCCGATAAAAACAGACAAGTATCACAAGCGAGTTTTAACGCGAACCATTCGCGGTCATGTTGAGGTTGTTTTCAAATGACCTTCTACAGCGACATGGCAGACACTGCCGACGAACTCATTACCGAGTTCGGGCAAGCCGTCACGCTGAAGGTGTCCGCTGGCGCTGCCTATGATCCTGAAACCGGGGCAAGCGTCGTCACCTACACCGACCAGTCCGGGCATGGCTGCGTGGTCGATTTCGACAAGAAACTGATTGACGGCACGAAGGTACGCATCGGTGACAAGCTGGTATTGCTGTCGCCGCTTGGCATCTCTGAGCCGAAAGATGGCGACCAGTTGGTTATCGGTGCCGAGACTTGGCAACTTGTCCCGCCGGTAACTGTGACAGCGCCGGCTGGCGTTGCTGTGCTGTACGAAGTCCAGGTGCGCAAATGACCTTCGCGCTTGATCTGAGCAAGGCTATCGAGAAGGCGAAAGACAAGGCCGAACTCGCCGTGCGCAAGATCACGCTTGAACTGTTCAGCAATGTGATTCTTAAAAGTCCGGTCGATACTGGCCGATTCCGGGCAAATTGGAATTGCTCGATTGGGTCGGCTGATAAATCGACCAGCGCAGCAACCGACAAGGAAGGATCCGGCGCCATCGGTCGCGTTCGTGCAGAAGTCACGAAATACACGCTTGACGGCAGAAGCATCTATCTGGCGAACTCGCTGCCGTATGCCGATCGCCTTGAAAATGGATGGTCGAATCAGGCGCCGCAAGGCATGGTCAGGCTGTCGATAGTAGAAATCAACAACGCCATCAATGTCTGACAAAACCATACGCGCCGCGCTAGAAGGCAGACTAGCCACATGGGCAGCTACGCAATCGCTCACGGTGCAATATCAGAACGTGCCGATCAGCCAGCCGTCAGGAACCTATCTCCGCGCATGGTACATGCCGGCCAATCGCGGAAGCAAAGACTTAGCCGGGCTGCATACGCTGTATGCCGGAATATTCCAGATTGATGTAGTCGGTGTCGAGAACGTCGGCACGGGTGCCGTTGCCACGATAGTCGAAAACATCGCCGCACAGTTTCCGAACAACCTGCTAATCGTTAAGTCAGGCTTGACGGTTCGTGTAACTGCACCGCCGTCGCCAAAAACAGGGGAATACGAACCGGGCAGATATGTGGTAAAGGTGTCTATTCCATACCGCTGCGACACGATTTAGCTACTAATTCATCAATAGATTAGTAGTAGTTGAACAGAACCCGCTCCGGCGGGTTTTTTAATGCCCGCAAGGGCGCAATCGAGTCGCGTAAGCGGCTTTTTTTTCGTCCTTTGAAAGAGAAAATCATGAAATCGAAACCGCTCCAAATGATCGCGCTTGCTGCGCTGTCCATCTTCGCCTTTGGCGTTGCACAGGCCGCTGGCATTGATGTTGCGACGTTTGCCGCAGAGAACAAAGAACTGCTTATGGGCTTTGGCTTGCTCGGCTGGGTGAAACTGCCTAACGGCACCACGTTTGCCATCGCTACCGCTTATGGTGCGTCCAAGAATATGACCTCGGTGACGAACGGTGATCCCGGCGTCGCAACCTTGGAGGTTTCGCACGGCATCGCAACCGGCGAATTCTTTGAAGTCACTTCCGGCTGGTCGCGTCTAACGAACAAGATCGTCAAGGCCGGCACCGTTGCTACGAATGATGTTCCACTGCTCGGTATCGACACGACCCTGACTTCGATCTATCCGTCCGGTTCCGGCACTGGAACCGTGCGCGAAATCACTACCTGGACGCAAGTCGCGCAGGTGCTTTCTTCGCAGACTGACGGTGGCGAGCAACAGTTCGTTACCTACCAGTTCCTCGAATCCGATGCAGAGAAGCGCATCCCTACCGTCAAGAGCGCTGGCGGCCTCACGCTGTCGATTGCCGACGATGCCACGCAACCGGGCTTTATCGCGCTTTCGGAAGCTAACGATGACCGCCTGCAACGCGCCGTCAAGGCCACACTGCCGGATGGTTCGGTGATTGTCTATAACGCATACATCTCGTTGAACAAGACGCCATCCATGAGCATCAATGAAATCATGGCGTGCGAATGTACGTTCTCGTTCCTTGCCGAGCCGGTGCGTTACTGATGTTCAAAATCAAGGCTAATCCGACCTTCCCGGCCACGGTCAAAATCCGTGCGCCGGGTGGCGAAGTTCAGGAATTGCCGGTGGTCTTTCGCCACAAGCGGAAAGACGAGGTTAAGGCGTTCTTTGAGGAGGCATCGGCAAAGGATAAATCCGATGTCGCTTGCATCCTCGAACTGGTCGAATCGTGGAAAGCCGATGCCGACCTATCCGCAGATTCCGTTGCCGAGTTGCTGCAAAACTATCCGGCATCTGCCCATGCAATTTTCAACTGCTACATGGCGGAACTGATCGACGCCCGCTTGGGAAACTGAGGGCGCTTTCCCGAAAGCTGAATGAGGATCAACCAACCGACGCGGAACTCGCTGCGGTCGGCCTCAAGCGTTCTGATTTCGGGGAAGCGGATAGCGTTGATGTATGGCCGGAGAACATGCCCGTATTGCGCCTGTTCGACGCGATGAGAACACAGTGGCGCGTCGGCTACTCAGGCGCTTACGGCATGGATTACGCGGCGCTTCCGGCGGTAATGGACTTGCTCAATATCGACGATAGGCAGTGGGCGTTTGAAGGATTCCGCGTCATGGAAGACGAAGCCCTGCGAGAAATGCACAAGGATAAATAATGGCTGAGAACATTACGACGCTAGGGATTGAGGTAAAGACCTCTGGCGTTCAGCAAGCCGCATCCGACCTGCAAAAACTCGCCAATTCTGCCGGTTCAGCAGAGCAATCGACGGGCGGAATGGCGTCTGCAATTGATCGCGTCAATGCTCAGATGCGGGCAATGGGCGACAAGGCGAAGGGGGCCGGCCAAGCATTCAAGTCGCTCGATCCTGCTGCACAGTCATTGGGCAAGATCGCCAAGGAATCCGAGAACGCATCTGGCTCAATCGGAAAACTTGGAAATAATTCATCTTTCCAGAAAATCGCTACCGGATCGCAGGATGCCGCCTCGGGTATCCGCAAGGCAACCGTAGAACTCGACAAGTTCAACCGGGAAGCCAATAGCACAGAGAAGAACGCCGGTAGCATGTCGGCGGCTTTTGCATCGCTCTCTAAGGTTGCTGGCGGGCTGTTCGCCGGATTCTCTATCGCTCAATTCGCCGGGAAACTCGTTTCCGTTCAGCGCGAATTCGACGTGCTCAATTCAGCCCTTATCACGATAACCGGGTCATCTGCCAAAGCAGAGAACGAACTGCAATGGATCAAGTCGTTTGCGGCTGAAACCCCGTTCTCCCTGACGGAAGTAACCCAGGCATTCATCAAGCTGAAAACGCTTGGCCTTGATGCGTCAAAGCCGTCGCTGGTGTCGTTTGGCAACACAGCCTCGGCAATGGGCAAGTCACTGAATCAGATGATCGAAGCGGTTGCAGATGCTTCGACTGGCGAGTTTGAACGCCTTAAAGAATTTGGCATAAAGGCGAAGAAAAACGGCGAAGATATTTCACTGACGTTCCAAGGCGTCACGACGACGATCAAGAATAGCGCCGAAGAAATCAGCAAATACCTGACCGACATTGGTAACAACAACTTTGCCGGCGCGATGACCGAGCGCGCAAAGACGCTAGACGGCGCCATTTCAAACCTTGGCGATACGTGGGACGAACTATTCCGCACGATCAACAACAACAATGCTGGCGGGTTGATATTTGATAGCGTCAAGCTGGCGACTGGTGCGATTGGCGACATGATTTCGTTGCTGAATGCGATGAACTCGGCAAGCAGCGACGCAGCGCGTGAAACTGGCGTATTAGCCTCGGCACAGAATGGCCTGAAGACGGTATTTGAAACAGTCGCTATTCTCGGCATGAACGTTAAGTTCGTGCTGGTTCAACTTGGTCAGGAAATGGGCGCATTTGCTGCTCATACGCAGGCGCTTCTGTCGCTTAACTTCGCTGCTGCAAACCAGATTCGCCAGATGCGCAAGGAAGACGCAGCACAGGCACGTGGAGAACTGGATAGGGCAGAGCAGCGCGTTTTCAACAGAAACCGTTACAACAATGATCTAGGCGCATTGTCTGAAGGGCTGCCGACTGACAAACCAAAATCATCTGGAATTGGCGGCGGATCATCTGGCAAGAAGTCAGGTGGAGGACGCTCGGTTACGGCAAAAGAGTCTGAAGAAGCCAAAGCCTATGAGCAGGCAATGAAGGGTTTCGCCGACATTACGTCATCGGCACAGAAGGCAACGCTTGAACTTACGGGAAGCCAAGCAAAGCTTTACGACCTGATGGCGTCGCCGCAATGGGCGAACATGCCGGAAGCGTGGAAGCAAACTGCGCTGGCACAGTTTGAATCTGCACGCGCCGCAGAACAAGCCGCTGAAAAGTTCCGCGATCACGCCAAGGCGATGGACGAAGGCAAGCGGATCATGGAATCCATGCGCACGCCAGAAGAAGAACTATCTGCTCAAATCGTCAAGCTTAACGGCCTATTGGATGAAGGAGCGATTAGTTGGGATGTCTATGCGCGGGCCGTGTTTGCTGCGCAGGACAAGCTAGACGGCACGAAACAGAAGGCCGCAGAAACAACCAACGAACTAGACGAATTCACCAAGTCAGCCGCAAAGAACATGCAGTCGGCTTTCGCGGATTTCCTGTTTGACCCGTTCTCTGAAGGCGCTGACAAGATGGCCTACAAGTTCGCGCAGACCATGCAACGGATGGCCGCTGAAGCACTGGCCGCAGGCATCATGAAGAAGATGTTCGGCGACATCATCTCCGGCGGGAAGTCGGGTGATAGCGGGCTGATTGGCGGGTTCTTCAGCGCTGCCGTTAAATCGTTCGGCTTCCATGATGGCGGGCTTGTTACGTCAGGTGGAAGCAACGCATCATTTACGCGGTCGGTATCGCCGGATTTATTCCTTGGCGCTCGGCGCTTTCACAATGGCGGGCTAGTCGGTGACGAAGTGCCGGCCATCCTTAAGCCTGGAGAGCTTGTGCTGACCAAAGAGCAGCAACGCGGCATGGCAAAAGGCGGCCAAGCATCGCAGCAAAATATCCGCATCGTCAATGCCTTTGATAACTCGGTAATCGAAAACTACCTCGGCAGTTCGGCGGGTGAAAAAGTCATCATGAATGCCGTGCAGCGTAACGCTGGCGCATTCCGTCAGGCGATGGCATGAACCTGTGGCCTTTCCCGCCGATTGATGAAGTCATCGAGTCGCTTGAGTGGAAAACCGATGTTCTACAAGCGTATGCCGGCGAGCAACGATTCCGTTTGCGCGAAAGACCACGCCGTTCGTGGAGTTTCAACCATCTGTTTGACGACGAGGGACAATCAGCGGCGCGTTCGATTATTCGCGGCGCCGATGGGTTCTATGTGCCTGATTGGATACGACGCATTTATTCCGGGAGCGTATCGGCTGGCACGTCTGTGTCGATCACGATGGATACGACAGGGCTAGGTCTATCGGCAGGTGCGTCCGTTGTGCTGTGGAGTGGAATGCTTGCCAATGAGGTGTGCGTCATTGAAAGCGTATCTCCGACTGCGTTAGTTCTAGAATATGTAGCAACCGCGAGAACGACGACGATTTACCGGGTGGATAACGCAATTCAATCCGCCTCCTTGGACATGACCAGAATGCCCGGCCATCTTCAGCGGGCATCTATCACGTTCGATTCTCCTGCTGTCGATACGTATGCGGCAAGCACCTATTCCCAATACCGCAGTCATGACGTTCTACCGATTTCGGCAACTGTGACCAATCGCGGAACATTGGCGGAAAACATCATCTGGCCGCTTGAGATTTTCGATAACGGGACGGGGCTTGTTTCAACATCGGCAACTCGCAGCATCCCAGACAACAAATTCATGATGCGCTGGCATGTATTCACGCAGGCAGAGATTCAAGCATTGCGCGCATGGATTGCAAGTCGTTATGGGCGATGGTTGGCATTCTGGCATTCGACGCGACAGAAAGACCTTGTTTGCGCTGCCGACATCGGATCTGCTGCAACAAGCATTCGTGTATTTGCGCCAATGGGTGCGACGACGCTCGGCAGAAGCGCATTCGACATTGAAATAATCGTTCCGTCTGGTCCATTTTTACGGCGCGTTACGGTTGTGTCTGCTGGCCCTTCGGTAAGCGGTCGTCCGACCTTTGATCTGACGATTGATAGCGCAATTGGCGTTGCGGTGGTTGCTACTGCGGTTGGCAGGATTTCATACCTTCGCTGCTCAAGGTTTGATTCTGACCGGATCGAACTGCTGCACCGCCCATGCGAAGGACTGGCCGTCGCCGTCCCGTGTATCGAGGTGCCCGTACCATGACCTTCGCCGCCCTTGAAACCTCGGCGCAATCCGGCCGCCCGGTGGAGTTGTACGACTTCAGTATTGGCGCCGCGCACTACCGCTACACCAGCGCCGACGGCGACGTGTCCTACGGTGGCAACACCTACACCGCCGTGCCGATTTCGCGCAATGCCGTCGAGGCGACCAGTGAAACCGCCCGGCTGGCGCTGGAAATCGTCTGTGATCATTCGCTCGGCGTGCTGGCACTGTTCTCGACGATGCCTCCGGAAGAGGTTGTCGCCATTACCCTGCGCCGCTTGCATGCCGGCGATGGTGAGGCGGTCACGATGTGGATCGGGCGCGTGCTTAATGTCACATGGAACCCGGCAGCGGCAGAAATCCACTGCGAAAGCGTCTATACCTCGCTCAAGCGCAGTGGCCTGCGCCGGCTTTATCAAAAAGCCTGCCCACATGTTGTCTATGGTGTCAGTTGCGCGCTAAACCGCACCAGCTTCGTGGCGAACAAGACCATTACCACCGTCACCGGCAATTCGCTGGTGATTGCCGACATGGGTTCCTTCGCGGATGGTTACTTCGCCGGCGGCTATCTTGAATGGGAGCGCAGTGCCGGTGTCTTCGACCGCCGCGCAATCCGTTCGCAGGTCGGCGCCGTCGTCACTATCGGATTCACGATACCGGGCCTTGCAGCAAGTGCGAGTATCAATCTATACCCAGGCTGCGACCACACGCTCGCCACGTGCACCACGAAATTCTCAAATACGCTTAACTACGGCGGCATGCCGCACTTCCCTGAAAAAAACCCGTTCTCAGGAACGCCGATCTATTAAGGCCGATCCATGTGGGTTCAACTGATCCTTCTTGTTGTTTCGTATATCGTCAGCGCCGCGCTGGCGCCGAAGCCACCAAAGCCGAAATCAGCCGCGCTGGAAGACTTCGACATTCCGCTCGCCGAGCAGGGGCGTCCGATTCCGGTGGTATTCGGCACGATGCTGATCAGCGGGCCGAACGTGCTGTGGTATGGCGACTTGCGCACGACGCCGATCAAGAGTTCAGGCGGCAAAAAATGACCATCGTATTTAACCGCCACTGCAAATCAATCGGTTACTGCAACCGGGGAATGCGCTCGTGGTTCAAGCGTGAAGGCCTTGACTGGGGAGATTTTCTAAAGCACGGCATCGACGCTGAAGTTCTGCGCAAGTTCGAAAATGCAATGGTTGATCGCGCCATTGCTTACGCCGAGAAAGAAGCTGGAAAATGACATATTTACCGAACCAGAGGACGACCGGCGTAATACCTAGTGTAGAGGGTTGCCACAGAAACACCTGTTTCATTGGCTATGTCAGAAATAGTCTTCACTGCGCCATTGTAAATAACCCGAATATTGTTCCGCTTGTTAATGCTCTGTTCTTTTCTTGTCGCCCACTTGCAGTTTTCTGGGGAGTATGGTCCGTCATTGTTGATGCGCTCAATACTGTATTCAGACCCTGGTCTGCACCCCATATCAGACAAGAAGTTTTCGAAAGATTCTTGCCATCGCTCGCAGACAAAAATGCCGCGCCCGCCATAATTTTTATACGACTTGTCAGCAGTGTCTCCGCAGCGTTTTCTCATGTGAATCCACGTTATGTGTTCTGGGCTGTCAGACATTCCGTGGCGCGTCTTTGCCTTGGTTATCTTGGCGCCAGATTTGCACCCACAGCCGGTGCTCTTGCCGCTATTAAGGTTTCCCGCAAGAACATGTCTTTCATTTCCGCATACGCACTGACACGGTACGTATTTCATTGCATTAATCCGGTACGAGTCAGAAACAACTGTCCAGTCGCCAAAGGACGCTCCGATAGGGATGTTTGCAAGTTTCATGTAGCACCGATAAATATAATGACACCGCTACATTATAACGCGCATTTGCAAGTGTTTGCAGGGGCTTAACGTGGGATCATCAAAGCGCACAACGGTTGGCTATCGCTATTACATGGGCCTCCATTTTGGCATATGCCACGGGCCCGTCGATGATTTCCATGGCGTCGATGTTGGTGAACGAGCCGCATGGACAGGCACGCAGACCTCCAGCGGTTCGGTGGCGATCAATGTGCCTGAACTTTTTGGCGGCGATAGCCGCGAGGGCGGCATTTCCGGGACGCTCGATGTTGCGATGGGCGAATCGACGCAGGCGGCGAATTCGTACTTGACCGCACAGCTTGGCGCAGGCATACCGGCCTTTCGCGGCATCCTGTCGGCGGTGTGGCGCGGCGGTCAGGTGGCGTCAAACAACCCCTACGTAAAGCCGTGGGCGTTTCGCGTCAAACGTATTTTGCAGGGATGGACGGGGGGTTCGGCGTGGTATCCAGAGAAGGCGCCAATCCCTGGCGCAGTCATTAGTGTTGGCAGCGACTATGAGGGGAATTTTTCACACCCTGAAGCGACATTGGTATGGGTTGGTCAAGGAATTCCGCAGCCGACCTTGGGAGAAATTACAGGTACTGCGGATGAGATAGGCCAGCTTCTCGTCGATATGCGAAACCAGGCATTTGAAGACTACTACGGCCCGGCTGGTGATCCTGTTGAATGGAATCCTGTCGTATTTGATTACGCCTATTATACTGACAATACAGACACGCTGACAGCGGTAGGCCATGTCCCGCCCCTGCCGATACAGATTGGGCTGGCCGAAGTCGGCAGTATTTATCCTAACTGTCCGATTGGTGGCACGCTTTCATGGAACCAGGCAACGCAGGTTGTAACCTGTTCATCGGCGCCAACGTACCACACCGATATGAATCCGGCCCATATCGTCTATCAATGCCTGACCGATACGGCATGGGGCATGGGCTACCCGACATCGGCCATTGACAATACTTCATTTACCGCAGCCGCCGATGCCTTGTATGCCGAAGGCTTCGGCCTGTCGCTGCTGTGGAACCGACAGGAAACCATCGAGGCTTTTGTGCAGGTGGTACTTGACCATATCGGCGGCATGCTCTACGTCAAGCCGGACACCGGGGCGTTTGCTCTGAAGTTGATCCGTGATGATTATGTTCGTGAGTCACTGCCGCAGTATGGTCCGACCAACCTGGTCAGAGCCGACGAATACCAGCGCCAGGCATGGGGCGAGACGATAAATGAAATAACGGTCGTCTATACCAATCACACCACAAGCAAGGAAGTTTCTACGACGGTTCAGGATACCGCTAACATCATGACGCAGAGTGGCGTCGTCTCCCAGGTGCGCAACTATCCAGGCATTTCAAATGCCAGCCTGGCGCAGCGTGTCGCTTTGCGCGACCTTAATGCGGCATCGACGCCACTGGCAAAAATCAGGCTGACAGCCACCCGCGCCGCTTGGGCGGTATTCCCCGGCGATGTCTTCCGCCTGACCTGGCCTGACTACGATATTGCCGATGTGGTCTATCGGGTTCTTGCAGTCAATCGCGGCACACTACAGGACGGGCAGATCATCATTGATGCCGTCGAGGACGTGTTTGGCCTGCCGGATAACACTTATCTGGTCGATCAGGGTGGGCTATGGGAAGACCCGTCAAACGAACCGGCACCGGTTCCTTATCGTGCATTGCTAGAAACGCCATATTGGGACTTGGTACGCAACCTGTCGGCAGCGGATATGGATTATGTCGATTCGCTCTCCGGTTATCTCGAAACGCTGGCCGTCCGCTCTAGCAACGATGCGGTCAATTACACAATATGCACACGGGTCGGTGTGGCGGATTATGCCGAGCGCGGAAATGGCGACTTCTGCCCATCGGCGACCATCGTCGAGGCACTGACCAAGACGACGACGGCAATCACACTGAATTCAGGCGTCGATCTTGATCTGGTCGTGGCGGGCGGCTATGCCGTTGTCGGCGGGGAATATGTGCTGATTTCCGCCATTGATGCCGTGGCGCTAACCGCAACAATCTCGCGGGGCGTGCTGGATACGGTGCCTGCGGCTCATGTTGCATCGTCGCGCATCTGGTTTGCTGATGGGTATCAAGGATTTGAGCAAACAGAGTATGCCGATGCTGAAACTGTCGATGTTAAGTTGCTGCCAGTTACCGGGCGCGGTGAGTTGCCGCTGGCCGATGCGCCCGCCGACAGCCTGACATTCGACCAGCGCCAGTATCGCCCCTATCCGCCTGGAAAAATCCGCTTCGATACGCTGGAATGGCCGGCAACCATCGAAGGATCAGCGGACGTGGTGTTGACATGGGCGCACCGTGACCGCCTGTCGCAAACGGCCTACATCGTCGAACAGAGCGAAACCAGCATCGGGCCGGAAGCCTCCGTTACCTATTCGCTGGAGGTTGCTGACGAGGCCTTGGCCGTGCTGCATTCGGCGACCGGCATCACGGCGGCGACGGCGACAGTACCTGCGTCGTCCCTGGCACCGGGATTGTTGCGCTTCCGCCTGTGGTCTGTGCGAGGCGGTCTGACGAGCTGGCAAATGCACGAACATTTCGCAATTTGGGGCGACGTTCGCGTTACAGAATCTGGTGAGCCGCGAATCACCGAAGCCGATGAATACCGTGTTACTGACTGAGGATTGAAGATATGAGCAAGAAAATTAGCGAACTGACGGCAGCGACCACGCCGTTGTCAGGAACAGAAACGGTAGAGATCGTCCAGGGTGGAACAAGTAAAAAAGTCGCTGTCAGCTACTTTGGCGGCGGTGGCGGTGGGCGTGAAACCCTGTCTGCAAATCGCACCTACTACGTTCGCACGGACGGCAGCGACAGCAACGACGGGCTGACAAATACCAGCGGCGGTGCTTTCATGACGATTCAGAAGGCGGTTGATACCGTGTATCTGATCGACATTGGAACGAATAACGTGACGATTCAAATCGGCGACGGAACTTATACAACCGGCGCTTCGCTGAATGGGCAATTTTTGGGTTCTGGAACGGTCACTATTCAGGGGAACTCAGGCACGCCAGCTAACGTGCTGCTCAATACCGGCACCGGCAACGGCGTATCAGCGATCAATGGTGCTGTAGTCACCGCCAATGACTTCAAAACCACGACAACTACCGGATACGGAATTTTTTCGTCCAAGAAAGGCCACATCAATTTTTCAAATATCAACTTTGGAACGGCAACGAATTTCCAGATTCGCGTTGATGACCTAGGAACCGTAACTGCAACGGGTAATTACACCATCAGCGCCGGGTGTTATGCCCACATTTCGGCTTCGGCAGGGGTGGTGCGAGTGCAGTCAAAAACGATAACTATATCCGGAACGCCGGCATTCTCCGGGTCTTATATCGACGTTGGGTATAACGGTACGGCGTTCATGAACGGTTGCACGTTTTCCGGGTCAGCAACTGGCGTTCGCTATGCTGTCACGACGAATGGCGTGTGTTACGTAGCTGGTGGCGGCGCCACTTACTTACCGGGCGGCACGGCAGGAACGACGGCCACTGGCGGGCAGTACGCATAAGTTTCAAATCATCGCCGGCAAAGACCGGGGAAGGGAATAGAAATGACCGATCAGGAAGTTTTTCGGCAAATAAACAGGCGAATGGATAAGCAGGATGAGCTTCTCGCAGAAATCCGCGAAGAGCAGGTAAGAGTTGCAGCCGCTGCCGAGTCTATCGCGCCGGCCCTTGATGAAATCATCGCATTCTGGAAAGGCTCGCGCATCTTGGCGCGAATTCTCGGCACCGCTGCCGCGCTTTGTTCGCTGGCAGTTGGTGCGCTCGTTTGGGCAAAGGACCACGTAAAATGAATCTACTCCCTGATTGGCAAGTTGTTCTAAAGAAGGCATGGAGCGTCAAGTTCATGGTATTTGCTGCGCTTCTTTCGGGGTGCGAAGCTGCCGTGTCAATTCTCCAGCCGGCGATTGCCGACGCACTACCTCCGGGCTTGTTCGCCACGGGCGCCGGATTGGTGACTGCTGCCGCATTGGTGGCTCGTGTGCTGGCTCAGAACGAAGCGGAACCGGCAAAGGTAGAAGAAGATGCTGCCGCAGAGTAACAAGGCCAAGCGACTAGGCGCCGCTGCTGCTATTGCAACCGCGATAGCCATACCGGCCGAAGGGTTGCGGCAGTTCGCATATTACGATCCGCCAGGAATTCTCACGACTTGCTACGGACACACCGGACCGGATGTTGTGAAGGGCAAGAAGTACAGCCTAGACGAGTGCATGGCGTTGCTGACTGCCGACATGGCCGAAGCCATCGCCGCCGTTGATCGCTGCCAGCCTGGCTTGCCGGAAAACGTCCTCGCCGCCTTCGGTGATGCGGTTTATAACATGGGGCCGACCATCGCCTGCAACACGGAGCGCAGCACAGCAGCGCGCAAGCTATCCGCAGGATTGATCGAAGATGCTTGCCTGCAACTGCCAAGATGGAACAAGGCAAGCGTGGCCGGCGTCATGGTTCCGCTGCCAGGCCTGACCAAGCGACGCAACGCGGAGATGGCGCTATGCCTTTCCTGATGTCGCCCACCATCATCGCCGTCATCGCCGCTTGTCTGCTGCAAGGGCTGACGCTTGGATGGGGCTTGTACCAATCAAATCGCGCCGATAGTTTCGAGGCCAAGGCAATTACTTGTGCAGCGCAGCATCAAGCGTTCGTTGAACAGGTCCGCGCAGAAGGCGAACGCATGGTTCGCCGTTCCGCAGAAATCGCCGCAAAGAATGAAGTCGTGACACAGGAGGTCAAACGTGAATACCAGACTGCTCTTGATCGTATGCGCGCTGATTACAAGCGCATGCGCCAGCAATATGCAACAGGTTCCGGTGGCGGTGAAGTGCGCGCCATTCCCGAATCCGCCGGCAGCGTTGATGCAATCACCGCCGACTGCCTACCTCTTGCCGAGCAGTCAGCCGAAACAACCCTGATGTTGACTTCGCTTCAGGATTGGGTCAATCAACAAATAGAGGCGTCACGATGACCGCAAAAATAATTAACCTATCCGAGTGGCAATCCGCACACCCTCCGATCATGCGTCTGATGACTGCGCAGGCGAGAACGTTCTACGCTTGGCAGAGGTATAACGCGATACTGGCTCGTGCGTGGTTTTCTATGGTCGTTATTCGCTGCTAACAATGGAATTGTCCAACAGTCATTGACATGTCGTTCTTTGCGCACTCTGGACACAAGTCTGAATTGCTCTCTCGCGTTAGTGGCCCGGTCCATCCTAGCCTGCGTGCCGCTTCCTGAAGTTGTGGATACTGCGACCAGTGCAGCCCATTTTCCGCTGGCGTCACTTCCTCTCCGCCGAGAGTCTTTCCGCACTTGTCACATTTAAGGTAAATTCCGGTCATTATTTCACCTCTGACTGCGCAGGCGAGAACGTTCTACGCTTGGCAGCGGTACAACGCGGTACTGGCACGGGCATGGATGCGGATGCTTTTGCCTAAGTGACGCGTTCAATAGCTTTAGCTCACTTCAGGCCAGTGCTTGCGGGTGGATTTGCGCGGGCGGTTCATTTTGTGCCGGTGATTTTGTTTGTTACTTGTTCTTTCACTCTATAAACCATTGCTTTGTGCATAGCCTCTGCTTGGTCCCAAGTTGCACAACGATCTTGTTCTTGGTCTAGCGGGCCACCGAACACCATAGTTTCAAACAACATTGGCGGGCCTTCACCAAATGAATGGTCAAGTGACAGAAAAACTGTACTTACTCGCATTCCGTTGATTGTTTCGTCGGCTACTCTCCTATTGCCGGTTTCATACCACTTTGCCCACGCTTTAAGGTCGTGGCATTCAACCGCTATCTTTCCATCAAGAATATATTTTCCGTTCATTTTCCACCTATTTTTAACGTTGACCGCATCAGTCAAGCCGCAAGCTGCGTCCGCCCTCGATTCTGGGCGTTAGAAGTATCTTCGCGCTTTGCCTCAAGCCGAATCAATTCACCTAATGCAATATCAAGTGCTGCATTGCACTTGTCGGCATCTTGTCGCGCTGCATATGCTTTACGTCGCGCTGTGTCGACTCGCTCTGTCGCCTCAATGATCCGCAGTTCTATTGGCTTCTGTTCCTCAAGCCAACGGTTGTGCTCAGCAACCGCAATCCCGGCCTTCTCGCGGTTGAACTTACTGCTTTCGTTTGACCAGCACACGTTACTTGGAGTGCCTTCAATCCAGCCCCACGCGGTGCCGTCTGTGTTGGTGTGGCGGTTCGTGGCAACACGCCACGGCATCGTGTTATGCGGAACCTCTTTGCCGCCACAGTTGATTGTTGCTTGTTCCATTTTTCACCTCTTTTTCACGTTGACCGCAGCACTAGTCATCATCTTCGTCGGCGTGGTCTTCAATTTCAAAAATCACTCCGCACGCTGCGCACCGTTCCCAGTTATCGTCTGGCGCATCTTCGTCGTCGTAGTGGTTTGTTTCTTTGCATCCGCATCGTGGGCACGCCATATTAATCTCCAAAACCTAGCAAAACCAAGCCGCAATCTTATCCACAAGCCGACGCCGATCTGGCCGCTTCGGCGCCTCATGTTTGTCGGCAATGTAACGCGCATCTGATTCGCACCAATACGCCCGGCCAATGAAGCTAGGCGCAGGGGAAATACGGCCTTCCCTGACCCATGTGCAGAGCGTATTTTTGTGGGGCGCAGGGGAGAAGTTGCGGGCGGCCCAATCTCGGAGGGGGATTTTCACTTCAAGTCCTCCAGTGTCACGCCGGGGAGGGTGCGAATCCTTGTCGCCTTATTTTCAATGGCTGATATAGCGGCGTCATTTTGGGCGGACTTCGGACATGCCGAAAGAGATTTCGCCGAATCGTCGCATAGATTGGCACACTTCTCCCGCATCTTCTCCCCGGCCTTGGCGATCATGGCTTCCAGCGCGGAGGTGTCGGATGGGGCGGAGAGATACTTGGTTGCCGCAGAGTTCGCGGCATAGAATTCGTTGTCATCCTCTCCGTTGCAAGCTTCTTGCAGACGGTTAAGGGCATCACGCAGCGCCGCGTTCTTGGCCTGCTCGGCGGCGAGTTCTGCGGCTTGCTCCCGCTTCCCGGCCTCGTAGGCTTCTGCGAGTTGGTCGGATGTGTAGAGTGGGCGGGTGTGCGACCCAAACACAGTGTCTTTTCTGACGGCTTCAAAATAGTCGCCCTGTTTATTTGTCCAAGCAATCGGCTTGAATTCAGGTATTGTCATTTCAGTTCCTTCGGAGAGTAGAGTTTTGTTCCTTCTTCCGGCTGTTGCCCCGTCCATACAATGATCGCCATGTCTTTCAACGAGCCAGTGTGTTTCTTAACTTCTCCGACAGGCTCCCCGAGCCAAGTTCTGAGCGCAGCATCGTCGGGCTGGATGGCGATTGCTTTAGATATTGCGATTTGAAATTTCGCCTGATCTACATCCCGTGAGCCGACGATTCCATAGGCAGCTAGAGGCTTACACATTTCAAGCGCCTCGTCCTTCAACTTGCACGCGGCGATGGCGTTGGCTTCGCGCTTCTGGCTGTTGGCGAGTTGCTGTTCAAGCAGCCGGTATTCTTCGTTGGTTTTCATGGGTTCCTCACTTGATTAGATGGCGGGGGTGATGGCTGCCAAGAATTAGCCATCATCATGCCCGCTCCGTTGCAAGCACGTTACGGTAACGCCGTCTGGCGCTTCGATCACCAGCGAAGGCTGGAATCCGTTGCGGTAGTCCTGCACCTCAATACGCATCGGCCAGCGCGGAAAGTCGGTGTCTGCAAAATCAGGGTCCCAATTCGCCACCCCAATCATCCAGCTTCCGCTCTTTCCTGGGCAGTACTGGCCGGTAACAACAACACCCATGCCGCTTTCCCTGTGCGCAACGAGGTATTCAATTGGCTCCCCGCTGGCACAGTTGTCGTAGTCGTCTTTGGTGTGCGCTATCTCGCCAAACGTGTCATCGCTGTAGCCTTCAAATCGCAGTGTTGGCATTTCGTTTTCTCCGTAAAAATCTGGCTAACCCATCGCTCCAGGCAACACGCCGCAAGCGGCGTCCGAAAGAGCTAGTGCGTTGGGCGTCAAAACGGTATCCCGTCGCAGTCTCCGCGGTGTCCATACCTTGACCCGCACGCCGTGCACTTCGCCGGCAGCCAGCGGCGCCACAGCCAGTAGCGCAGCCAGTCCTTTGTCCTGTTGTGGAGCGTGTCGCCAACCATGTCGCCATAGGGCACGTTCCGGCCGCAGTGCATGCACGTAATCTCGTCCGGTGGCGCAGGGTCTTGCGGGTGCGGCTCGCAGCCAAACCACCAGCAGCGCAGTTGTTCAATCAGTTCTTCGCTCATGCTGCACCGTCTTTCACTCGGAAAATCAAATCAATCGTCGCCTGAATCGGTCTGGTTTGCTCTTGATGGTATTCAAGCGCCGCCAGCAGTTCGTCGCGCTGCTTCTCTGCATCATCGGCACGGCTCTTATGGAATGCCGCAGCATCTTTGAATGCGTCGCGCTGCTTGGTTGTCTCAAGTTCCCGCTCGATTG